ATAAAAGATAATATTATATATACCTATTATAATCTTTATAATCTAACCAACCGACCTACTAATTCATTTAACGGGATTAACTTTTTAGCTTTAAAAAAAGATAATAAATGTAGAGAAAGTTTTTACCCTTTGAACGATATGTTTATCGAATTTGACTTTGATGGATATCACTTAAGGTTAATTGCTGATCTAATTGGTTATCATTTAGATAATAAAGAATCAATACATACTATATTAGGGAGATTATACTTCGATAAAGAAGAAATATCTGAAGAAGAATACCAGCAATCTAAAACTATTACGTTTAAACAGATTTACGGAGGAATAGATAAAGAATATGAACATATAGAATTCTTTCAAAAGATTAAAGAATATATATGGAGCTTATGGAATCTATTCAAATTAGAGGGTAATATTAAATTACCTACCGGAAGAATATTACATAAAGATAAAAATGAGAACTTAAATCCTCAGAAATTATTTAATTATGTTATACAAAATTTGGAAACTAAAAGTAATGTTCTTATATTAAAGGAAGTAAATAAACTACTAGAAAATAAAAAGAGCTTTATATCATTAATCGTGTATGATTCGTTTTTAATAGACTTTTCAACTGAGGATAAGAAGGATATACTACTAGGGATAAAGAATATTATTAACGATTTTAATTTAACATCAAAAACTAAATACGGAAAGAACTACGATTGTTTAGTTAAAACCAACTATTTATAATGGATACAACATACACGTTTCAAGATATAATGAATAAGTTATTCTGCACTTTTACTTCAGAAGAAGGATTAGAAGATACCCTTAAGAACATCAAATCTCATTATTCTATCCTTTATAGTAAGATTTTTATTTTAGAGGCTAAGGATAGCGACGAGCTATTATGTACTTATAATATTGATCCGAATAACTCGAATTCAAAAATCATTCCAAATACGATATTACTTCATCGTAAAAAAGAAACGAATACTCTTTATACTATAAATGCTCTTAATCTTTTAATTAAAGAATTAAACGGCGGGGTTGTAGATTCTAACTACAAGATTGAATGGCCTGATTTTAAGAACACAGTTCTTTTAACTCAAGGTACAGACTTAAGAAAGTTAGAGACCAAAATCAACAAAATCGTATCAGTTTAATTTTTTTTTAAAAGTAGTTGGAACTTATAGTTTAATTTACTATATTTAAGAATTACTATTAATCAAAAGTTACGCAAATGGATTTAAATCTAATCAAAAACAAGCTAGCATCATTGCAGCAAAAACAAGGCGGAGGTAAGAAAGACTTTTCTACTATCCTCTGGAAACCAGCTATCGGTAAACATTCAGTACGAATGGTTCCTTCAGCTTACAACAAATCATGGCCTTTTAAAGAGGTATTTTTTCACTACGGCATCGGCTCTCGTACAATGATCTCTTTGGTTAACTTCGAAGAAAAAGATCCTATCGTTGAATTTGCTGCTCAAATTAGCAAAAGTAATGATAAAGAGAACTGGCAACTAGCTAAGAAATTACAACCTAAGATGCGAGTATTCGCTCCTGTTGTAGTTCGAGGCGAAGAAGACAAAGGTGTTCGCTTATGGGAGTTCGGAAAGGAGGTATACATGGAACTTCTAGCTATTCTAGAAGACGAAGATGTAGGTGATTTTACTGATCCGATTGAAGGTCGCGATTTAACAATCGATACTGTTGGTCCTGATCAATCAGGTCGTGCTTATAATAAAACTTCAGTTCGTGTACGTACCAAAATTACTCCTTTATCTACAGATGCTAGTGAAGTAAAAGAATGGTTACAGACTCAGCCCGAGCCGTTAACTATCTTTAAAAAGTATCCTTATGAGGAAATGAAAGAAGCTTTATTACAATGGTTAAACCCATCTGATGAAGTAGAAGAAGCTCCAACTACAGTACCGACTGTAAAGGAATCTGCACCTAGTATAGTTGCAGCAGGAAGTGGAAATAAATACTCTATTTCAGCAAAGAAAAATGTTGACGATGAATTTGATAAGCTATTTAGCGATACATCAGAAGCAGACGTACCAACAGAAGAAGATGATCTACCATTTTAATTTAAAGTAAACTATGGCTAAAACGAAAGAAGTATCTTTGAATGCTAGTGTATCGAGTGCGATAAACGGAAAGCATGACTTAGATAGATTTAAAAAAGGTAAAAACTTAGGAGGTGTTAGTGTTAAATTTAAAGACCAAGCTTGGATACCTCTATCCAATGCTTTTAGAGAAGCTGTATCAGTTCCAGGTATTCCTACAGGCCATGTTACCCTATTAAGAGGGCATTCAGATACTGGTAAGACAACCGCTTTATTAGAGGCAGCAGTTAATGCTCAGAAGATGGGAATCTTGCCAGTATTTATCATTACTGAGATGAAGTGGTCTTGGGAACACGCCAAGATGATGGGACTCCAGGTAGAAGATGTTGTAGATGTAGAAACTGGCGAAGTGATTGACTACAAAGGTTTCTTTATTTACACTGATAGAAGTAGTATAAATACTATTGAGGATGTAGCTGCATTTATTAATGATCTATTAGATGAGCAGAAAAAAGGTAATTTACCATATGATTTATGCTTCTTCTGGGATTCAATCGGTTCAGTACCATGCAAGATGTCAGTAGAGAAATCATCTAATAATAATGAGTGGAATGCAGGAGCGATGTCAGTTCAATTCGGTAACTTTATCAATCAGAGAATTTTATTATCTAGAAAGACTAATAATCCTTACACTAACACTCTAGTAGCTATTAATAAGGTATGGGTTGCAAAACCTAACATGCCGATGGAACAGCCTAGGATGAAGAATAAAGGCGGGGATACGATGTGGTTTGATGCTACGATAATTATTACTTTTGGTAATATTACAAACCAGGGTACTTCTAAGATCAAAGCGATTAAAGGAGGAAAGGATATAACCTTTGCTAAACGTACTAAGATTCACGTAGAAAAGAATCATATATCAGGAGTCGATACCAAAGGTAATATTATTATGACCCCTCACGGATTTATTCAAGATGATAAAAAAGATCTAGATAAATACAAAAAAGAACATTCGGAAGAATGGTTAAAAATACTCGGCGGAACAGGAGATTTCCAAATCGAAATCGAATCAGAGATGAAAGAGGATATTAGAGATATTTTTGACAACACAAATGAATAAAGACTTCAGAGCAATTTTTGATAGTTTAAAAGAATCTAAACAGGAGACCTTGTACACTAATGACAAGGTCCTCCTTGTTGATTCTCTTAATACCTTCCTCAGAAGTTTTGTAATGATTAATCATATTAATCAGCAGGGTAATCACATAGGCGGTTTAACCGGTTATTTAAAATCTATAGGCTTTGCAATCAAGCTTATCAAACCAACCCGGGTTATATTAGTATTTGACGGATTAGGAGGTTCTACTAATAAGCAGTATCTTTATCCTGAATATAAAGCCAATCGCAAGCTTAATAAAATTACTAACTGGGAAGGTTTTGAAACCAGAGAAGAAGAAGCTGAATCAATAACTAATCAGATAGTTAGATTAATCGATTATTTAAAATGTCTTCCGGTAGATCTTTTATGCATAGATAAGATTGAAGCAGATGATGTTATTGCTTATCTATCAAATACCCTGGAAGGAAATATACATATTATGTCTTCTGATAAAGATTATATTCAATTAGTATCAGATAGAGTAACCGTATATTCTCCAGTTAAAAAGAAATTTTATACTCCCAAAGAAGTTAAAGAAGAATTAAAAGTACCTGCAATTAATTATCTTAATTATAAAGTACTATTAGGAGACCCTTCTGATAATGTTCCCGGGGTTAGAGGATTAGGTCCGAAAGGAGCTATAAAACTATTTCCTCAATTACAAGAAGAGCGTAAAGTTCCTCTAAAAGAGATAATTGATATGAGTTTAGATAAAGCTTCTGAAAAGAAAGCTTATCAGTCAGTATACAACTATCGTAATCAATTGGAGATTAATGAAAAGCTAATGGATCTCCATAATCCTAATGTACCTGAAGAAGATATAGCAGTTATCCAAAAGGTTGTGGCAGACCCAAGCAAAACATTAAACAGACAAGCCTTCTTGGAAATGTATAATGAGGATAATTTAGGTAATTCAATTCCTAATACATCAATGTGGTTATTTGATGTTTTTGATTACTTAAAAAATATTAAAAACAAATAGTTGTTTTTACAATAAAAGTTACTAAATTAAGGATATGACAGCGTTAAATCAGTTATCGGCGTACGGATCGAGTTTTCAAATTAAAGTATTATCATCATTATTAAAGCATAAGCAGTTTTTACAGAATATAAACGATGTTTTAGATCCTGAATACTTTGATAATCCTGCTCATAAATGGTTAGTAGAAGAGATTTTAAGGTATTACGAAAAATATCATACCGTAGCAACGCTAGACTCTTTACAAATTCAGGTTAAAAAAATTAATAATGAGGTTTTAAAGGTATCTGTAATCGAACAGTTAAAAGAAGCTTTTAAAACTATTAACGAAGATCAGGAATATATCGAGCAGGAGTTTGCTAACTTCTGTAAAAATCAGCAATTAAAGAAAGCCTTATTAACTTCAGTAGATTTATTAGGTAACGGAATGTATGATGATATTAGAAGTATTATCGATTCAGCCTTAAAATCTGGTCAAGATAAAAATATCGGACACGAATATGTTAACGATATTGAAACCCGTTACCGTACTGAAGAACGCAGTCCTATCTCTACAGGGTGGGATCATATTGATGAATTATTACAGGGCGGGTTAGGAAATGGAGATTTAGGATTGATATTCGGTAATCCTGGAGGAGGTAAATCTTGGTGCTTAACTGCAATAGGTACTGCGGCTATTAAACTAGGATACAACGTACTACATTATACGTTGGAGCTATCGGAATCTTATGTAGGTAAAAGATATGATGCTACCTTCTCAGGCATACCCATTGATAGATTAGAATTAGATAGAGGTACTTTAGAGAAAACTATTAGTGATTTACCTGGTAATCTAATTATTAAAGAATACCCGATGAAAAAAGCTTCTGTATCTACTATTGAAGCTCATATTCAGAAATGTACTGATTTAGGTGTTAAACCAGACTTAATTATTATTGACTATTTAGATTTATTAAAATCTAACCGTAAAGGAGTAGAAAGAAAAGACGAAATCGATGATGTCTACTCGGCAGCAAAAGCCCTAGCAAGAGAATTGCACGTTCCTATCTGGACTGTATCTCAGGTAAATAGAGCAGGTGCTAAGGATGATATTATTGAAGGTGATAAAGCAGCAGGTTCATATGATAAGATTATGATTGCCGATTTTGCAATGTCATTATCTAGAAAGCGTCAAGATAAAGTAAACGGTACTGGAAGATTCCACGTTATGAAAAATAGATATGGAATAGATGGTATGTCTTACGGTGCTACCTTAGATACTACAGTAGGTAAAATCGTTATTGATAATGCAGTATTCGATGAATCCAATATCGAGCAGGGAAGTGAAATGATACCTGGACAAAAGAATAGTAACTTTAACAAAGACGAAAGAGATTTATTAAGTAAAAAGTTTTTCGAGCTGGGCGGGTTATAATATTAAATGATATTTATTTAAAATAAAACAATTATGAGCATTAAAAATCAAGAAATCCTAAGTCAGCTCAGTCCTAAAACTGAAAGAGGTGGAGCACCAATGATAGACAGTATTAATTCGTCAGATAATAAAAAAATCTACGATAACTACACTAATTTATCTATTGCCACTGCAGGCAGGGGTGAAGTTATAAAACAAATAACTCCAGCTAAAAAATCTACTTTAGCACCAAAAACAGAAATCGCCGGTGACGATACATACACATCAATCACTAGTAACAACAATTTAGTTTAGTATTTTTTATTATTTTTTTTTAAATCCTATGAAAATAGGAATGGAATAGCTATCTTTAATTATTAATTTTTAAAACCAAAATGGACGTAACCCAAGAAGTATTAAGTGACATTACAGTGCATATGAAATATGCAAA